AAAACTGTACTTACAATACCATATACACCTGCAAACACTACAAACTTGTTTATGGTTGGTTTGTCTGGTAACGATAGCGATGGTAACTCCATAGCTGGTACTGTAAGAGCAGCTGATGCTGTAGGAACTAACAGTGTTACATTCAATAATATAAACTTACATAGTGCAGCAAAAGTTGCTGTAGGATATAAGTATACAAGTATTATAGAATTACCAACATACTATTTTAATGTAGGTCAAAACACCTATGATACAGATGGTGACTTACGTATATCTGGTATCAACTTTGAGATGGGTGTAGGTGGCCCTGTAGAGTTCCATCTAACATCACCATTTACATATGTTGATGCTAGTGGTAACGTAACTAAAGATATAGATGATTATGTACAATTTGAGTCTGGTATATTATCTGATTCTAGTGTATTTGATAAGCCTCCTGCAGACTTAGCTACAAGTGTGAGAGTACCAGTACAACGTAAGAATGAGAAATATACTTTACAAATACAAATACCCGACCCCTTTTCAACCGCTATAATCTCAGCAAGCTGGGATGGCGTATACCATAATAGACGACATGTACGAAGGTAAGTATATACAGACTTGCACTCCAGAGTTAGCTCTAAGTGTAGGTCTGGACTTACGCCGTGAAGATAGGCGTGAGGCAGAGGAGACTTCTGGTTTATGTGCAGAGGCTTCTATAATTGAATCTTTCTATAATTCAGCATATTCTGTATATTTTAAGGTTCCCAACGGCAAGGCTGCTGGAGTGGCAGGAGTAACTCCACATAATCTTATTTGGATGTTATGTACTGATGCTAGTACAGAATACCCACATACATTTGTGAGAGAAGCTAAACGCTGGGTAAACAGTTTACTCAATCCTTATTTATTTAATCAAGCAGATATGCGGAATGAATCACATATAAAATTACTAAAACTTTTAGGTTTCACCTTTGTCAACTATCATGTCTATAACAATGTCCCTCTTATAACATTTATTAAACCATGTGTACAACCTTGGCCTTCAGTATCGGCTTAGGTGCAGCTAAAGCTGTAAGTGGTATTGCTGAACAGAACAGAGCACATCGAGCACAAGTCGATGCTGTTAATCGTTCTAATGCGATGGCAAGACAAAAGTATATTAATGATATAACAATATCAGCATACAATGACCAACGCAAAGGCGAAGTATTTACTGCACAATTACAAGCTGACGCAGCAGCTAGATCTGCATACTATAACAAAAAGAACATAAATCAAATAGAAGCCAACAGAGCTTCTGAGGCTAATCAAGCAGAGTTACGAGAAAAAGTAAACAAAACTATGTTTGAAAGTCAAACTAATTTAGCAAAAGCAATTCAAGCTCAAGGATCGGTACTAGCAAGTGGACAGCAATCTGGTCAATCTATGATGTTGACTCTAGATCAAGCTGAGAGAGAGTTTGGATTTTCACAAGCACAACTGGATGCTACAGTATATGATGCTACTAGGGCATACGGTATCAAACAATTTGGTATTGACTTAGATCAGTATGGGTCTAATGTTACTGCCTTTAACAGTATTAGTACATCTGCATCAGTCGCTCCATCCGCATCGTTCAAGACGATAAGACCAATAAAACAAGCAGCTCCAAGAAAACCCTCCATACTTGGCCCTATACTTGGTGGTATAAGTACTACCTTGTCAGCAGGACAAGCTATAGGTGGAGACGAGTTTTGGCAGGACGCATTTTCTTAATTAAAAAATGGCATACACACCCAGCACAAAAGCAACGGGTTTCAAAAACAGATCAGTACCTGATGTGTCTACGGACATAGCTCAAACAGCTAAGGCACTAGATCGTAGAAGAGCCCAAGATGTTGCAGAGTTCCAAAGGCAAGCCAGTGGACAAATGGCTGAGTTACAAAGACAAGACTCTATAATGAGTCGTAACGACCAATACGAACTACAAAACCTTAGACAATTTAGTAACACACTAAACGACTTTTTAGATACCTCTGCAAAGACTTTAGGTAAAGCATACATTGATGTAAAACGTAGAGAAGGTACAGAACTAGCTCGTAAATATAGAGCAGGTAACGAAGAAGCTATTGCTAAGATTGATGGCTCACAAAAACAACTAGATGAACTAGAAGCTAAAATAGCTGAACAAAAAGAGAAAGCTATTGCAACCAGTCAAAAGTTTCTAGAAGATGAAGTTAGACTAAATTTAAAACAAAAACTACAAGCACTCAATATAAGAAAACTTGGTTCTAATGTATCCTACGGTTTTATGAAAGGAACCTTTAACGAGGCTGCATTAGGATACAGACCATATTTAGAAGCACAACTAAGTTCTAGTGAAGAAACAATAACTTTTCCAGATGAGCTAGGTGGTGGGACAATAGAAATAAAAGATTACAGAACACTTACTGATGTAAATAAAAAGCGTTATGTTGAAGATGTTGTTGAAGATCGTTACTTAGAAGAGAATAATCCCTTTGGGGCATCTGAGAGTGTTGTATATAGATACCTAACTCAGTCTGTTGTAAAGACAACTGATGATTATAGAGAAGAGCAGTTTCAAAAAGAAAAGAAAGCTCAAGGTGCGGAAGAGATATTAGATAGAAGAACTACTTTATTTTCTGCAGCTAAAAACTTTGACTTTGATGAAACCAAAGATTATGGTACGATTGTTGATGGAAAAGAGGTTAAGTTAGAAGGCGGTGCAAAGACTGCTAAAAGCACAATCCAGGAAATGTTAAACCTAGGTGCATATAGTCACAGTCTAAACAGTCCTAACGGTGCAAGAAACTTACAAAATAGAGAACAGATAATAAAAGATATAACAACTTTTTTAGAAACTGCAGATGCAGACTCAAGGCAAGAAATAGTACAATTTTTGCGAGATCAAAGAGTTGGTAAGTTTTTTATGAGAGGTCAAGGCGAAAAAACATTAGAAGAGCATTTTGTTGGTGATCTAGATTTAGATATAATCTTAGCAGAGGCAGAACAAAAAGATGTACAAAGAGCTAATCAAGAACAAAAAGCACTTAAGTTAAGATATAATAATGGTGTAAAAGAACTGAAAAATTTATATCATAATGGTAATGAAGATGGTTCAGACTTTTCTTTAAACGATTATAAAAATGGTTTAGAAGAGTTTATGGCAGCTAATAATAATTTTCAAGATCTTGATAATATAGAAACTTTACTAAAACAAGATCAAGATTGGAAACCAGAAGTATTAAATAAACGAGCATCATTAAAATTCTATGCAGACATTTTTGATACTGATGGTGAGGTTACTAGAGAACAGTGGAATAGGATGCACCCAGATGTCAAACAAATGGTTAAGGATAATAAACATTTGGTAGAAGAGCCATTTGGTTTTGATGAGCAAGGGTTTGTTGAGGCTGTAAAAACAGCAAACGAGCGTGTAGAAAAACATCTAAAAGATATAGGTGGTGCAAATAAAACTACAGCTGATTTTGTTACAAACAGTATTGACGATGCAGTTAAATTTGCTGAGTCAGATGTAATGGCTAAAGCTAAACAAGCATGGGAAACTGGACAATTTGCAACAAAAGCTCAGGCTTATGAAGCTGCTGCACAACAAATGATTGACGAATATGAAGCTAAGAAAAATGATCCAAACTATAGATATTATTTTGATTTAGAAAAAGGTTTTATCAATACTAAACCTGCGTCTACAACTAGAGCTGACTTATTGTTAAGTGACGGTATTATAGCTAGAGATAATTTAGAAGCTAAAATTAAATACAGCAATGCTGATGCTATTGCTACTGATAAATTACTAAGCGAAATAAATCTTACACCACAAATAAATAAGAAAGGTGTAGTTGTAGGATTTAACAATCAAATAAGTCAACTACAAAAACTAGATACACTTGGTAGAACTAAATTTGAGATACATAACTTACAGGCAAGGGCAAATGGACGTGAAGATTTAGTCATAGATATATCACAACTTAGTCCAGCACAACAAGTTATACAGAAAAATTTAGAAGAAAAGTATCCACATCTACGTGCAGCTTTTAACTCTGACAGTACGTTAGAAAAAGAAAGTGCATTAGATGAGATGGGTGTTGTATCTACAGCGTTTTTAGGTAATGCTTTAGTAGATGTAGATATAAATGATAAAGATTTGTCTAATATTTTACAAAGCCAAAATATTACTATGGAACAGTATACAACTGATCCAGACATTCGTACAAAGGTAAACAGTAAACATTTAAACGATTTGATACAGACTGCTGTAGCTCAAACTGATAACAAGAATCAAGCTATACTAATGGTAGCTCATGCTTACAGAAATGGTAAGGACATGATGAGCGGTTATAAGTTAATGATGCAAGCTGGTAGTTTAACAGATAACATACAAGATGATAAGGATTTTGCGTTTGGTATACTAAATAGTTACTATTCTGGAGATACTACTAAACTTGATGCAGGTTTTCCTAGAATTAGTATAGCTGCTAACACTAACAATAAATCAACACTAAGCAAAGTTATTAAGAACTCTGGTGCAGGTACTACTGAAGATTTAACACAACAACTAGCTACCTTGACTTCTTTAGAGCCAGAAGATAAGTATATTGAAGTAGAAAGTGGTATGGGTACACTAACAATACAAAACCCAGACTATGTTAAATGGCAGAAAAATAAAACTATACTTGAACAAAAGGTTGAAGGTTCAAAAATACTAGATGACAAGCACAAGAGTTGGGATGGTACAAATTGGAAACCTAGTCAATCTGAGTTTGAAACTGTTAAACTGATGATTAGATCTCAACATTTTTCAGAAGGTAAAGTTGCTAATGCTGTTAATGACCCATACTTAAAATTAGTAGAAAAATTTAAGAAAACATCTGGTTTTAGCCAAGAAGGTATGACATTTATGTCGTACATAAACCCACTTGATAGGAGAAATAGTAGAATTGAAGCAAAAAATCTACAAAACTTTTACAACTTTATTAGGAAGGAGTTACAACAATGAGTGAAGAATTAAACTTAAATCAAAATCCCATTGATGTATCTAGTTTTAACGAGTTAGAAGAAGATCAAGCGGGATGGGAAGCAGCTGCTGAACAGGCAAGAACTGTAGTAGAAGCTCAACAGGCACAAGAAGATGCCATGAAAGCACAGGCAACAGAGCAAGCTAAAGATCAAGGTTTTATAGCAAACAACCCAATACAAGCAGTTCAAGAAGTTGGATCTGCTATAGTAGGTGGTGGTATAGATGCTGTTGAAAGTGTAGGTAGTCTTTTTAAACTTAGTGGAGACACAGTACAAACAGGTATAAATGCTCTGTATGGTGTACAAGATGACCTAAACAACCCTTTTCATAAAGACTATGAGGGTAGTGCTGTAGATATTATACCTGACCAACTAACGCCAGAAAACAGATCTGGACTAGGTAAACTAACTAGAGGTCTAGTAGAGTTTGGACTATTATCTTGGGCTACAGCTGGTACAGGTGCTGCAACTGCTGTAGGAGCAAAAGCTGCTAAATTAGGTAGCTACGGTGGTAGATTTGGTAAAGCATTAGGACTTGCAAAACCTAGTGGTAAATTTGTTACGTTTATAGGTAAAGGTAAAAAACCACTTGGTAAATTAGCAAAGATTGCATCTGAGGGTGCTGTTGCAGATTTTATAACAGAAAGTTCTGAAATGGGTAACATAGCAAACCTTATAGATGAACATGCACCTTTTTTACCTTTTAGTGAAGCATTATCTATTAAAGAAGATGATAACCCTTGGTTAGCTAGAATTAAAACTACAGCTGCAGGTGGTGTTACTAACATTGTAGGTCACTACTTAATAGGTCTTGTAAAAGGCATGAAAGTGGCTAAGAAGGCTGTAAAAGCAGGTGACACTGTAGAACAAGCAAACATAAAGGCAAATAAAGAACTAAACAAAACTGTTAAGGAAGGTATCAAAGAAGAGACCATAACTAACAAAGAAAGAGCTGATTACGAGTTTGCACAAGGTAATGGTATACGTGACCAAAGAGATTACTTTGATGAATACCTACAAACTCATCTAGATGAAGATGATTACAAAGAACTACAAAAACTATTTGCTGGTAAAAAGATAAGGACTAAAATTGACACAAGAGGTCGAGGTACATACTATCATGGTACACGAGAACAGTTTACTTTAGATAAAGATTACAATTCTTTAGAACAAGGTAAACAAGTTGGTATTTATGGTGATGGTCTGTATACTACTGAAGATTTTACTACAGCTAGAAAATATACAAGAAAAGGGCGTAAGAAAGGTGACAAATCTAAACCTATAGTGTATAGAGGTGCAGAAAAGGAACCAGTAAAATTTATAGATTTAGATAAACCTATAGATTCTGATGCAAAGGCTTTTATTGAAGATTATATTAATAGAGAACCACAAATAGGCCCAATATCTGGCGAACCTGTGTATTCAGCTTTTGAATCTGCAGTTAAAGAAGCATATGATAATTTAGATGATGATGCTACTTTAGCTGAGTTTTTTGATGAAATACGCCATGTAATAGATGACAACAATTATTATGAGGATGGAGTAACTTGGGACGGTATAAATGAGTGGTTTATAGACCCATTTAGAAACAGGTTTAGAGAGTTAGGTTTTGGTGGTTTTACACATGAAGGTGGTTATAAGGCTGGTAAAGGTAAACGTCTACATCAAGTACGTATATACTGGGATCCTGCTGACCAACTTAACTTATCTAAGGCAGACCCAACTGCAGCTGAGATAGAAGATTACATAGCTTTTGCTAAAAAAATTGGAGCATCTAAAGGTGATACTTGGGATAACAACTTAGGTAAAAGTAGTAGACAAGACATGTTAGATAGGTTTCGTAAACCAGATCCTACTAACAACCCAGAGAAGTTTGATGACTCTGCTAGAGCCACAACTACGATGGACACCAATGTAAATAATGCTGCAAAAAATTTAAGCGAAGCTAATACCTACCGTAAGGTTGGAGGTAGACCAGTAAGTTCTAGTAACATTGTTACTGAGACTGCACTAAGGCAGATGTCAAATGGTGACAAAAATATACGTGAATATATACTAGAAGTAGTAGATAACATATCAGAAAAAGCATTTCAAGACATTGATAACGCTATGCCTTATGCAGAGGTCAAAGCTACAATTATCAAACAGATGCAAGAGATATATGGTATGTTAGCAAAAGATGATGGTGTAGATCAGATTAGAAACTTGTTTGATAATCCTGATGCTAAAAACTATATACAATGGGTACACGATGGTAACAAGATAGTTACTGGTACTGGTACACAGAAAGCTGCTCTTGGTTTAGTTGTACAAACTTTAGCTAAACAACTATCTGAAATATCAGCAGGTACACTTCAACTACCTAAGCGTGTAAACAAACAACGACAGATTCAAATGATTCTTGATAGGATGGAGATAGCCTTGATAGAACATAAGAAGATTGGTTGGATGACAGGTAACGAACTAGCTGTACAAAAAGGTTTACAGTTAGGCGGTGCTGCAAAGAAAAGAGTTAATAGAAACTTAACACGTATAGAATCATCAGTAAAAAAATACCGTAAAAATTTAGATGAGTTAGCTAAGGATACTAATAATCCAGATAAGCTAAATGATTTGATTGAGTTATATGCTGCCTCTGATGGTGCAATAAATACACTTGAACATATTAATGATTATCTACAGTTTAGATTCGGTAGTTTGATTGGTGGTAACATACAAGGTAACAGAATAGCACCTAGATTATACACAGAATTAACCTCTGTATACTACAATTCTATTCTTAGTAGTCTAAAAACACCAATTAGAGCCGTACTTGGTACAAACTTTATCACAGTATTAAGACCTTGGACAGCTTATATTGGAGCTAGGATTACTGGTGACAGACAAACTGCTGCTATTGCTGCAGCTGGTATAGACGCTATAGGTAAAGCCTATGCAGAGGGTCTACAAATGTTTGTACATAACTATAAAGTAGGTATGAACAGAGGTAAACAGAGTTATGTAGGTAGATTTGACCAAGCACAAGATATAGCACAGCTACAGAAACAAAAAAGATTAGTAGATAAGTATGGTACTGATGTACAAAAAAATACATACGGATTCTTAACTACTGTTGCAGATTTTAACACCAACCCATTTGTAAGATTTAGCCAAAACGTAATGGGTGCTGGAGATGCTATGGCACGTACAGTTATTGGTAGATTTGAAATGCGTATGAGAGCTGCTCAACGTGGTATAGAACAAGGTATAGATATAAAAGATCTAACTGAATATGCAGCAAGAACAGAAAACGATTTTAGATCGCTTATATTTAAAGAAAAAGATGGTAAGTTTATTATTAGTGACGAAGCAGCTCAATTAGCTGGTAACGAAGCTACATTAACCTCAGCTTTACCTGATAGTCTTAGAATATTTGAGTCTTTAAACAAAGTTCCTGGCGGTTTATTCTTCTTTCCATTTGTACGTACTGGTTATAATGCCCTACGACTTAGCTGGGCTCACACACCTCTAGAAATATTTACTAAAAAGTGGACAGATATTATGTCCTCTAAGCCTGATTTTGATGTTTTAGCTGAATATGGTATAACTAAAGGTAATTTAGCACAAGAACAGGCTATAATGAAGGGTAGATTGGCTATGGGTACTACCCTAATAGGAGCTGCTACAGCTGCAGCTTACGCTGGTCAGCTATATGGTGACTTACCATTTGACAAAGAGACTAGAGATCTTTGGAGAATCAACGGTATACAGCCAAACTCTATCAAAGTAAGTGTAGGTGGACGTGATGTTTACGTATCTTACAGAGATTTAGAGCCATTTAACACATTATTAGCTGCTACTGCTAACCTTGTAAACTATCAACACGTTTTAGGTACAGATTACAGAGATGAAACAGCAGAAAAGCTAGTATGGATGGCTACAGCTACATTTGTAGACAAATCTATGTTAGCTGGTGTAGAAGATCTAGCTATACTACTAAATGCAGACTCTGCAGGTGGTCAAGTACAGAATATACTAACAAGAGGTTTACGAACACTATTTCCAGGATATGGTCTTTTAGGTCAACTTGGTGATATTGTTGATGCAAACGAGAAAGAAGCTAATACATTTTTAGAAAACTTTAGAAAACGTGATCTAATCTTTAAATCTACTATACCTCCTAAGTATGACATACTAGCTAAGGATAGGTCTGGTAAAAGATACCAGCCTCCTGTAGGTAGTCCACTTTGGCGTATATTTAATGCGTTTAGTCCCGTAACTATATCAGCACCTGACGGTGATTTTGTAAAAGAAGGTCTGTTAGAGATGAACTTTAACTTACCTGAGATTATGGATACATACAAAGGTGTAAAACTTACATCTATAGAAAAGTCAGAACTATCTAAATACATGTCTATGGGGCCACTAAGGTCTAGATTAGAAGCTATTATGGGTGATAAAAATGGTTTATGGGCTAGAGGATTAGCAGATTATAAAAACAGAGGTTTACGTCAAACTGACTTTAAACTATATGAGCAAAAATTCTACAGAGTTATTGCAGAAGAGTTTAGAAGAGCTAAGAAATTAGCATGGGAAGAACTACGTAGAAGTAACCCACAGTTAGATGCTAAATTTAGAGCAAGAACCTTACAGAAAGGTATAGGTCAATCAGGAAATTACGAAGCAATACAAAACTTAATAAATATACCAAAATAACATTGATTATCAATGGCAGTTACAACTAAAAAACTTTTCCCTGCCACGTCTAATGCAACTACAACTGTATTTAGTCCTGTCGGGATACAACTGAATAACCAAGATGATCTAGATGTTTATGTCACATTGTCGGGTGGTACTAGAGTGCTACAGCTACGCCAGTCTACTAGTACTACTGCACAGTCTAGTCACCCACAGGTGAATAACACAAATGGATTATATTTCCCTGCAGTATCCGCAGGTACAACTTTATATAACTACCAACTTTCCACTGATAACAACACTATTACGTTCAACACTGCCCTACCGCAAGGTGCAGTGGTATTTTGTGAGCGTAGAACAAGAGATGCAGATAGTACATATACTAGCTTTGCAAGTGGCAGCACTATAAGAGCCACAGATCTTAACAACTCTTCTACTGAGTCTAACTTTACAGCACAAGACGGTAGAAATAAAGCACTAACTATAGAAGGTGTTTTATTTAGAGGAGATCAACCAAATACAAATTTTGTCACAACAGATCATATTGTAAATGATGCTGTAACACAAGATAAATTAGCTAATAATTCTGTTGGTGCTGACCAAATTATTGCATCAAGTATTACAGTTAGCGAATTAAATTCGTCTGCTGTAACTACAGCTAAAATAAATGATGGTGCAGTTACCACACTTAAAATAGCAGATGACGCAGTAACACAGGATAAAATAGCGGATAATGCAGTTGGTGCTGCTCAGATAGCTGCTTCAAGTATTACAGTTAGTGAGTTAAATGCAGATGCTGTAACTACAGCTAAAATAAATGACTCTGCGGTTACACAAGATAAATTAGCTAATAACTCAGTTGGTACACCAGAATTAATCAACGGTTCTGTTACCACAGATAAAATTGTTACTGGTACGTTAGATAATAGATACTACACAGAAGTTGAATTAAATTCTGGTCAACTAGATAATAGATATTTTACTGAAACTGAATTAAGTTCTGGTGGAGCTATTGATAGTAGATACTACACAGAATCTGAGTTAGATGCTGGTCAGTTAGATAACAGATATTTTACAGAAACTGAACTTACAGGAGGAGCCTTAGACGGTAGGTATTATACAGAAACGGAAGCTGAGGCTAGATTTCTTAGACAAGATTCCTCAGAAACTATAGCTAGTGGTGTTACATGGTCAAGTGTTGATAACAAAGTAGCTACTACTGCTGCTATAGATGCCCGTATTATTGACCTTGTCGATGATGTAGGTGGTTTTGTACCTATAGCAACAGAAGAGGATTTTCCAACAGAAAACCCTGATATTAATAATGCAAATAATAAAAAGGGTGGTACTATTGTATCAGTAAAAGCAGCTTCAACAGCTTTAGCCCCTCAATCAGGAACAACTTTAACTATTGCAAATGGTAGAGGAACAGGCAACGCTGTTATTATTACAGGTGTTACTGCTACCATACCTTCGGGTTTTGGATTCTTGGTAGAAACAACTGCTACAGATCACACATACGCATTTCACAGATTAGTTCCAAAAGCGACTGAAGTTACAACAGTTGCAACAAATATCACCAACGTTGTAGCAGCTGGTGCAAACGTAGCAGATATACATAACTTTGCTGATACTTACCAAATTAGTACAAGTGCCCCCACAGCAAGAGCAGATTCAAGCTCTTTAAATGTAGGAGACTTATGGTTTGATAGCTCATCTAACAAGGTTATGATGGTCTATGACGGTAGTTCTGGTGATGGATTTAGTCCTATTACCCCAGACCAATCAACAATTACAGCTATCAATAGTGTTTCGGGTCACGTTACTTTCCAAGAAGATTTAGGTCTTATAACTAACGCAGTTAATACAGGATCAGGAAATAACTCTATTAATACAGTCGGTGCAAATATAGCTTCTGTCAACACAGTTGCAAACTCAACTAACTTAGCAAACATTACAGCAGTCGCAGCCGATCAAGCTGACATTGGTGCGGTAGCTGCTAAAGCAACAGAAATAGGTAGATTAGGTACAGCTGATGCTGTAGCTGATTTAGCAATACTTGGTACTACTGATGTTGTAGCAGATATGAACACTCTTGCTACAGCTGACATTGTAGCTGATATGAATATGCTTGCTACCTCTGATGTTGTAGCAGACATGGCTTTATTAGCCACAACTGACGTAATAGCAGATATGAATTTACTTGCTGTACCAGCTGTTATAACAGATATGTCAATACTTGGTACGGCTGACGTAGTTGCTGATATGGCTATTCTTGGAACTACTGACGTTGTGGCTGACATGAATATGTTAGCTGTATCTGATGTTATCAGTGACATGAATACGCTTGCTGTAACGAGTGTACTTAACAACATAGGAACTGTAGCTGCATCTATAGGTGCTGTAAACAGATATGCAGACGAGTATGTAATTCAAAGTGGTACACCTTCATCTCCTAGCACTGGAGATCTTTGGTACAATACTACATCAAACGTACTTAACTATTATAATGGTAGCACTTTTGTAGGTATATCTCCTGGAATAGCTGGTTTAATTAATGATGCAAACCCTGCATTAGCAAATCATCTAGACTGTAACGATAAAAACCTTACTGAGGTAGGAACAGTTAGCGGTAACAATTTACAAATCGACTTCGGAACAATTTAATGGCAAAATTATTAAAACTAAGACGAGGGACTACCTCGCAACATAGTAGCTTTACTGGAGCCGAGGGTGAAGTTACTGTAGATACAGACAAGGATGTTCTTGTTGTACATGACGGCTCAACAGCTGGAGGACACCCAGTAGCTGCTCAAGATATGGATAACGTACCAGCTGGTTCAATCCTTGGTACACAACTAGAAAACTCTGGTGTAACTGCTGGTCAGTATGGTTCTAGCTCTGCTATTCCTATCGTCACAGTTGACGCTCAAGGTCTAGTTACAGCAGCTTCAACAACTGCGATTGACAGCACAACTATTGCAAACGGTACATCAAACGTAGCAGTAGCAAACAACGGAAACATTACAACAACAAGATCTGGTACAGCTAGACTTGTAGTTGATGATGCTGGAGTTGACGTAACAGGAAACCTCACAGCAACAGGTAATATTACAGGTGGAAATGTCCTTACTCTTTCAGGTATTGCACCTAACATAGTTTTTACTGAAACTAATGGTGATCCTGATTTTAAAATACAAGGCAATTCTGGTAAATTAAGGTTTCATGATTCAACCAATAATGTAGAAAGAATGACTATCAATGCTGATGGTCATATTGATATAGCTGGCAACTTAGACGTTGCTAATGGTGTTGACGTAACAGGAGCTTTAACAACAACAGGGAATATAACTGCTGGAGGAAACGTAGATATTTCTCAAGGCAATTTACTTAGATTTGGTGGTACTGATGCTTTTATCCAACAAGCATCTACTTACATGCAAATAAAAGAAACTTTGTCTGACAATCTTTATATAGACAGTAACTATATTTATTTAAGAGATACAAGTGCTAATATCAAACTTCAAACAACTAGTGGTGGTATTTCAGTCACTGGAAACATCGGAGTATCAGGAAATGTAGATGGTAGAGACGTAGGTGCTGATGGTAGTAAATTAGATGGTATTGAAGCTAATGCTACTCAAGATCAGTCAGCTAATGAAATACTTACAGCTATTAAAACTGTTGATGGGTCTGGAAGTGGATTATCTGCTGATTTGGTAGATGGTCTTCATGCTAGTAGTTTTTTAAGATCAGATACTGCTGACACAGCAAGCGGAGACATCACATTTTCTGGTGGAGCTGGTGCTGTTACTATTGCTGCTAGTAGTGATATTAGAATGGGTAATGGTAACTGGACAGGAGAGGCTGTTGGTAAAATACAATACCATTCCAATAAACATTATTTCCAAGCTACGAGTGGATGGCAATTTAGAGATTCTAGTGGAAACGCAACAGTTGAACTATCAGATAGTGGTAGTATTACTGGAAAAGCTCTTACTTTTAATTCAGATATTACATTCAGTGGCGGTATAGGTGCTCTTAATCTTAGTGGAGGTAGTGACATAAGATTTGCAAATGGAGATTGGACAGGTAATGCTGCTGGTAAGATTCAAATGCACAGCAACAACTTGTACATAACTGCTGGTTCTAGTGGTCTAGTATTTAGATCAGATGGCGGTTCAGATAGAGCAAAATTTGATAGTAATGGTCATTTTATTCCGAGTGCAAATAATACTTATAATTTAGGTGCGTCAGGTAATCGTTGGGCAAACATCTACACACAAGATTTACAGCTATCTAATGAAGCTGTTGGTGATAATGGTATAGATGGTACTTGGGGTAATTATACTATAGTTGAAGGAGAATCAGACTTGTTCTTAAAAAATAATCGCTCTGGTAAAATTTATAAATTTAATTTAACGGAGGTCAGTTAATGCCTATTATTTATTCAGAAGGTACTGCTGCTAAAGTACTTAAAATAACAAGATATGAATATAGTTCTTTATCACAACTTCCTAACACTACTGCGGAATATAATTATTGGACAGAAACACATAACAGATTAAATGGTTCTTCTTCTCTAATGATTGAAGTAGCTTTACCTGGATTTGAGTTACCTAATGGCCCTTACCTTGGTGTAAGGATGAATGTTAATGGTTACAAACACGCTAAAGGTTTATTACATTTTAGACCCAATAGCGATACTACAACTTTAGGTTATAACTGTATTGTAACTGCTAGTGAAATTGGTAGTACCACTGGAAATATAACTATAGCACAAGGTTGGTTTTGGCATAGATCTAGCAGTGACGGTAGACCTATGAACAGAACTAACTTATCTGGTGGTAGTGGTACTGGTAACTTTGACAACAGAGTTAGTTCAAGTGCTAGAACACACGGAAACATGATAGTAACGGAGTTTATCCCATAATGCAAAAATGGAAACCTGATAGATTACAAGCTGCCTCTGAATATTTTGACGATATAGGCAGTCCTAGAATCGTTTGTGTAGATCCTGACGATGAAACTAAAGTTGAAAGTATAGACGAGTTTCAAGTCAAGACACCTTTTACAGAGGAACAAGAAAAAGCTATAGATGCTAAACTTGCTGCAATAGTAGCAGCTTGGGAAGCTGAAGAGTATAAGTTAAAAAGAACAGGGGCAGATGGTACAACTGATACTATCTACCCTGCAGTTGGTGAACAACTGGATTACATATACCACAACGGTATAGACAAATGGAAAACTGATATAGTAGACCCAGTCAAAGCAAAATACCCTAAACCATAACATGACTAGACCAACCACTGAACAATTAAAAACATCACTTGAACAGCTTGTACAAACATATAATAAAGCTATACAAACACAACAAGATTGTAAAGAAGCTATTATTGCTACACAAGCAGTTTTGAAAGATAGGGAGTTAGAAAATGGAAATACCAACAATACTACTTCCAAATCCAAGAAAGATTGAAACAATATCTATACCGTTGCCTACTGCTGACGTTCCTAGTTATGTACCTTTGGTAGTACCTCCTAGTGATCTTAGAGAACCAGAAGGTA